TCCCCATATCCGTTCCGGCTGGATGGCGAGCCGTTCGAGGATCATACCCAACTGACCGAGTCCGCAGTGCGCATCAAGCTGGTCGGCGCGAATCCGCATCCGCAGATCGCCGGCGAGGGCGCATTGCAGGGGCATGTCAGTTATCTGATTGGCGACGATCGCAGCAAGTGGCACACGAACATCCCGACCTTTGCCAAGGTCCGCTATCGCGAGGCGTATCCGGGAATCGATCTCGTCTATTACGGCAATCCCGGCGCGCTCGAATATGATTTCATCGCCGCGCCCGGCGCCGATACCACGAAAATCAGGTTCGCGATCGAAGGCGGCAATCGCACCAGTCTCGACAAAGACGGCAACCTGTTGGTTGAGACCGGCTCCGGCTCGCTCGCGATTCGCAAGCCAAAGATTTACCAGGAGCTCGCAGGCGGCAGGCGCTCGCCGGTTGCGGGATCACTCACGCTTTCGGCGAAGGGCACGGTAGCAGGGGGTATCGCGCACTACGAGGCCGGGTTGCAGCTTGCAGCCTACGATCATTCCCGCGCGATCGTGATCGACCCGCTCGTTAGTCCGCAAATCAGATACTCAACCTACTATGGCGGCCACGGATCGAGTTTCAGCAAACTCAATCTCGAGCAGTTCTCGTTCGTCACGCAGGGTACGGCGCTGCTGGTCGCTGATGTCGGCCTGGACGTCGCGCTCGGCGCGAATGGCACGGCGTACATCGTCGGCAGCGCAGAATCCAACGACCTTCCCGGCGTGAGCGGGTTCTTTCAGAGCACGCTCGAGGGCAACTTCGCTCCGCCGGATCAGAATCCCAATGTCCTTATCGCGAAGTTCGATACCACCAAGGTGGGCGCGCAGTCCCTGGTGTATGCGACTTACGAGGGCGCCCAGGGAGACAAGCGAGACGGAGTTTGCAATAGCCCTAACGGGAGCGACGCGGGACACGGCAACGGAGATATCGGCTTCGGCGTCACCGTCGATCAGAGCGGCGAGGCCTACGTTGTAGGCCAGACCTATTCGGGCGAAAACCCCGTCAATGGCTTATGCCCCGGAACCATCAATTTTCCCGGTACCAGTTCGTGCGGCACCTGGGGAAAGACCAATAATCAGAAGAACGGCGGGACTAACGTCGGCTTCGTCAGCGAGCTGAATTCGAGCGGCACCGGTGTCGTGTACTCGTGCTACATCGACGGAGAAGACAACGCGACGGTCTCCCGCGTCGCGCTTGATCCATCGTGCAGCACCGGGTGCTCGGCGTATCTGGTCGGCTCCACGCAGAGCACTCAGGCTCGCGGGTTTCCGCCGGTGACAGCCAATGCCTTTCAGACTGACCTAAAGGCAAGCGGCAGCAAGAGCAATGCGTTCGCGATGGTGGTCGAACCAGGCGGACCCGCTTACTCCTTCCTCAGCTATTATGGCGGTAGCGGGAACGGCACGAACGCCGACGCCGGGATCGGAATCGCTCTGGATGGCAGCCTCAATATCTGGATCACCGGCGCCACTTACTCCAGCGATCTAACCACCGTAAATCCCTACCAGGCAAGCTACAAGGGCACCGCCCTCTCAACCAGCAATGCGTTTGTCGCGGGAATCAACCCGGGTGGCACAGCCGAGACCTCGCTGATGTATTCGTCGTATCTTGGAGGTTCGGGAAACGCGGGTACAGAATTCGCCAACACATTCGTGGTGGGTGATGCTGGCACGGCGATCCAGGCCGACCCCAGCGCGGGCAAGGTGTGGGTCGCTGGACTGACAGGGTCAACTGACTTCCCGGTCCCGGGAATCGACGAACCGGCATTTCAGGCCACCAACCAGGCCGGCAATGCCAGTAACGCTGGACCGCCTGCTACCGCCGGTTTCGTCACCAAGCTGGACACGACCCAGGTCGTGGCGGCGAACCAGCTCCGCTACTCGACCTACTTCAGCGGCTTGGGAACACAGGTTAACACAGGGCTTGGCACAGTTGGCATCGGCGAAGCGATCGTCGACATGGTGCTGAACAATGGAAAGGTCTACTTCACCGGCATATCGGCATCCACGACTGGCGTGGTGGGTACCAGCGGCGGATTCCCGCTGAGCGCGAACGCATGTCAGACGTCGAGCAAGTCGGCCGGGATCACCATCAAAGGATTCGACGTGCCGATAACTGCGTTCGTGAGCGAGTTGGATCCCACGCAATCGACGGCTGCGAATCAGCTCGTGTTCTCGCGGTTTCTCGGCGGCAGCGGAGAGGCTGATGCCGGGGACGGAATCGCGGTGGATTCAAGCGGGTACATCTATGTTTCGGGCCTGACCTATTCGACCGATTTCCCTGTTACGAATACCGGCTTTCAGACAACGAACAACGCGAGCAACGCCAGCGCGAGTCCCAACCAGCTCACCAGCGCATTCCTGACGGTAGTCGATCCGAGCGCGAGCGCTACTGGATGCAGCCTGACGCTTGCGACGCCGACTCCGACGGCGACCTCAAGCAGCGGCGCGACTCCGACGGCGACGGCTACCGCAACCGCTACGGCGACTCGAACCGCAACGCCGACGGCGACCGCAAGTCCGACAGCCACTGCGAGCGCAACCGCCACGGCGACTGCGACCGCGACATCGGGTACGCCTACGGCCACTCCGACTCGCACTGCGACGCCGACCGCAACCGCAACCGCCACGGCGACCTCGAGTGCGAGTGCGACTGCGACATCCACGGCAACTCGCACTGCAACTCCGACTGCGTCAGCCACCGCCACGGCAACGGCGACTGCGACCGCGACGGCGACTGCGACCGCAACGGCTACGGCGACATCCACTGCCACGGCGACCACGACCGCGACGCCGACGCTCACGCCGACGCCGACGGCCACTCCCACGGCGGTGAGCGAGAAGGTGACCGTCAGTCCGAAGAGCGTGAAATTCGGCAAGGTCACCGAGAACACGACCAGTAAATCCAAGACGGTCACCGTCAAGAATGCCGGCTCGGCCAAGAAGGGGTTGCCGGTAATAATCGAGCAGGTATCCGCGGGGCCGAACCCACCGTTTGCGGAAACCAACAACTGCGGCGCGCTCGCTCCGGGCAAGAGCTGCCAGGTCGAGGTCACCTGCGAGCCGTCTGGTTTGGGTGGCCCTTCGGGGAATTTGACGATTAGCGACAACGCAACTAGCTCGCCGCAGACCGTGAGCTTGAGTTGCACGGGAGTCGCGCCGAAGAAATAGGAACGCGGTCGGCGGGCGCGTCAAATTGCGCGGGCAAGGCGCGCGCCAGCATCGAGGCTGCTGCGCGCCATATCCCGCTCTTCGCAATCAGGCGGCGAGCGTGCTCATCGGACGGACCGTCAGCGTGAATCGTCGCCCCGCGCGCTTGAGATGAACGACCTCGCCGAAGGCATCCGAGAGCATCTTCGATGTGAGCACGCGCTCGCGAGGGCCAGCCGCGAGCACGCGGCCGCCCTTCAATACCAGCACGTGCGAGAAGGCGGGCATGATCTCCTCGACATGATGCGTCACCAGCACAAGGGCGGGGGCGCCGCGCCGGCGGGCGAGCCGTTCGAGGAACTGGAGGAAGCGCTCGCGCGCGACCGGGTCGAGTCCCGCGCAGGGCTCATCGAGGATTAGCAGCCTCGGCGCGGGCATCAGGGCGCGTCCGATCAGCACGCGCTGGCGCTCGCCCTGCGAGAGCTGCAGCCACGGTCGCGCGGCGAGCGCGGCGGCCTCGACCTGACCGAGAATTCTCATCGCGCGCCGGCGATCCTCGCCGCGCATCCTGCCCCAGTAACCGATCATCGCATACCTGCCGCTTACCACCGCGTTAAGCGCGCTCTCGCCATCGGGCATCATCTGGACCACGCTCGAACTGACCAGGCCCACGCGCGTGCGCAGGTCGCGCCAGTCGGCGCGCCCGTAAGTTTCGCCGAGCACCCGGATGGTTCCGGTGGTCGGCGGGAGATAGCCGGTCAGCGCGCGAAGCATCGAGGTTTTCCCCGAGCCGTTCGCGCCGAGAATCACCCAGTGCTCGCCGGGTGCGACGCGCCAGTCGATCCCGCGCAGGATCGGGGCGTCGCGTTCGATGGTGAGGCCGGTCACATCGAGCACGGGTTGGGAAGCTTTCATAGCAGGCGCAGATTACGCGGATTTATCGAGGTGAAAAAGCGACCGGCGATCGGCGCTCCGATGCGCCCCGGCGCGGCCGCGGCGAAATTTCCCGCACGCTCGATCGATCGCAAAAAATGCGTCCCCGCGCGCTCGCCCGCTTGGGAAGCCGCCGCCGCACCATGCGGCGGACAGGGGCGAAACGGATTCCCGCGCGGCGCCCATCGCGAGGATCGCAGAAAACCGCTGGCAGGCATGGCTTTTCTGAATATACCTCAATCCAGACTGGCAAATTTGTTCAGGATGAACTGTTCATCCTTATTGAAATCGAAATGCTGGCGCACAATGCGGCTCAATGGATGCGCTCACATCACGCGCCGGCGGAGACCAGGGAGCGAACCCGGGCAAATTGAATCGTTCGGCTCTGGCCGCGCCCGCCGGCGCGAGCGCCGATTTGGAAGTCCGCGCGCAGGCGCTCGGCTCGCTCCGGACGCCGCCTGCGATGCGCGCGGCGAGCGATGCCGCTGGCGCGGGCGACGCCGAGGTGCCCGACTGGATCGAGCTTTTGCCCGCCGGAGTGTTCCACGGGCGCGACGGGCGCGGTCCGTTTCGCCTCGACGATCCTGAGACGGTGATCGCGGCCACGCTCGCGCTGCGCCTGGAGGCGGGTATCCCGGTCGATTACGACCATGCGACGGATTTTGCCGCACCCGCAGGGCGTCCCGCGCCGGCGGCCGGATGGATCACGGAGCTGCAAGCGCGCGGCGGCGCGATTTGGGGCCGGGTCGAGTGGACCGCGCGCGCGGCCGCGGCGATTCGCGTTCATGAGTATCGATACGTCTCGCCCGTGTTCCAGTTCGATCCGGCAAGCGGAAAAGTGACCCGGCTTTTGCGCGCGGGGCTGACCAACAATCCGAATCTTTATCTGACCGCAATCGCGGCCGCGGACACCAGCGCCGCGAATCACGAGGGCGAAATGATGGAAGAATTCCTGGGCAAGCTTAGGGATCTGCTCGGACTCGCCGCCGACGCATCGAATGACGAGATCCTCGCCGGCGTTCGGGAACTTGCCGAGAAGGCGGCCGGCGCGGACCGCGATGAAGCGGCGCACGCGCACGTGGCCGATCCGGCGCGATATGTCGGGATCGCCGAGTTCCAGAAGGCGCTCACCGAACTCAACGCGCTCAAGGCCGACCGCGCCCGCGAGCGCGCCGCGCACGCGGTGGACGACGCGATTCGCGCGGGCAAGCTCGTTCCGGCGCAACGCGAGTGGGCCACCACCTATTGCAGCGCGGACCCGCGCGGCTTCCAGGCCTTCGTCGCCAAGCAGCCGTCGATTCTGGGAAGCGAGCCGGCGTTCGCAGGAGAGCCGCCGAGCCGAATCGCGGCGGCGGCGTCGCAGCTCAATACCACCGAGGTCGCAATCTGCGCGCAACTCGGGGTCAGCCACGGCGACTTCCTCAAGCGCAAGATGGGCCGCGCCGATTTTCTGCGCTTCGAGCGCACAACCACCGAGCACGACCGCTAAGACGATCACGCGCCCCGCGCGGCAGGACCGCCGCCGGGCGCGAAGGGCAAAGGTGAAAAAATGGCGGCTTTGACCAGCTCACGCAACACGCCCGAGATGGCCGACGGCGGCCGGATGCGCGTCTACCCGGTCGAGGCGAACACCAACGTCTATCTGGGATCGATGGCGGCGCTCAACACGAACGGCAACGCGGTGCCCGCATCGGCGACCACCACGACCGCCAATGCGCTGAAGATCGTCGGGCGCACCGAGCGCGTCCACAACGGCATGCCGGGACAGGACGCGATCAATTCGGGCGGCGCCGCAGGCGCTTTGTCGATCGTGGTGCGCAAGGGCGTGTTCATGTTCGACCAGGACAGCTCGATAACCGCGGCGCAGATAGGTTCGGTGTGCTTCGCAATCGACGATCACACGGTCAGCGCGACCGATCGCCAGAGCGGTGCGGGCGTGCAGCAGAACGCGGCCGCCGGGCAGGTGGTTGCGATCGATCCGAGCGGCCAGGTGTGGGTCGACTTCTGGCATCAATCCACGGCAGCCGCCTGAGCGCCCGCGCCGGCGAAACCGCCATCAGGAAGGTGAAGTAAATGGAGATCAGCGCTGCAAATCTGACCGCACTTTTCACCGGCTTCGACGTCGTCTTTCAGCGCGGCTTCGAGAAGCCGCCCTCCTACTACGAGCAGATCGCGACCATCGTGCGCTCGGGCTCGCGGCAGACCACCTACCCGTGGCTCGGCCGCACCACCAAGTTCCGCGAGTGGCTCGGCGACCGCGTCATCCAGGCGCTCGAGGCGCACACCTACACGATCGTGAACAAGAACTTCGAGGACACCGTCGCGATCGATCGCAACGACATCGAGGACGACACCTACGGAGTCTACGAGCCGATCATCGAGCAGCTCGGATGGGACACCAAGGTGCATCCCGACATGATGTTGTTCGCGATGATCAAGCAGGCGGTCACCAGCCCCTCGGGCGTCCTGTGCTTCGACGGCCAGCCGTTTTTCTCCGCCAGCCACCCGGTGGGCCTGATGAATGAGACCGGAGACACGACCGCGGCGAACATCAACACCAGCGGTTCGGGCGCCTACTGGTTCCTGATCGACGCATCGCGGGCGATTCGGCCGTTCATCTTCCAGCTACGCCGCGAGTACGCGGTGACGCGGATGAGTTCGCTCACCGATGAGGGCGTGTTCAACCGGCGCGAGTTCCGTTACGGCGTCGATGGGCGCGCGAACACGGGCGTCGGGCTGTGGCAGCTCTGCTACGCGAGCAACACCGATTTGAGCAATCCCGCCAACTATGGCGCGGCGCGCTCGGCGATGAGGTCGTTCAAGACCGATGCGGGGCAGCCGTTCGGCGCGCTGTCGGGCCGCCAGGGCGTGTACCTGGTGGTTCCGCCCGCGCTCGAGGAAGTAGCGCGCCAGCTCCTGAATTCCGAATTCATGGTCGGTACCGGCGCGAGCGCGAGCGTTCCGACCACGAACATCTGGCGCAACAGCGCCGATCTGATCGTCAGCGAGTACCTGGCGTGAGGAGCGGCCGAGTGACTATTGCCTCCCAGCGCCGGCGCCTCGCGGGCTCTCCTCCCCCTTGCGGCGCCGGCGTATCTCCCCATCCCCCGCGAGCAGGAGCACCCCTCCGCTCCTCGCTCGCGGGGGACCTTCCAACCCTGGCTGCGAGCGTCCGGCCCGGTTGCGCTGGAGTGAAATGAAGTGAGTTACGCGAGTCCGCAGGACATGATCAATCGGTATCCAAATCGCGATCTCGTTCAACTGACTAATGAGGATCCGACTGCGGTTACTATCGATACCGCGCCGCTTCAGCAGGCGCTCTCCGATGCGTCGGCGGAGATCGATGGTTATCTCGAAGGACGATTCGCGTTGCCGCTGGCCGATCCTCCGGCGGTGCTGAACCGGCTTGCGACCGATATCGCGATGTACCGCCTGCAGGTGCTGCGTCCGCTGCACGACCTCGAGGACGCGCGCCGCAGGTACGATGACGCAATCGCGATGCTGGGGAAGGTCGCCTCGGGCGAGCTGACCCTGGGGCTGGCCGCGGACAACCATGAACCGCCGGTCGCAGGCGCAGCCGAAGCGGTCGAGGGACCGGGCCGCGTGTTCAGCCGCGGCTCGCTCAAAGGGTACTAGGCGATGGGCGCGATGCTGGATGCGCCCTTTGACGGCGCAACATTTTCCCCGCCGACGCCGATCGATATCGCGACCATCGAGAGCGCGATTCTCGCCCAACTCGGCTCGCAGATAAATTCGATCGAAATCGCCCACTATCCCGATCGCCCCGAGTCCTACCGCATGACGCATCGCATCGGCGCCGCACTCGTCCAGTACAAGGGCGCGGCCTACGGCGAACAACTCGACACCGCGGCGATCATCCAGGAACGGAAGCTCGAATTCGAGGTCACCCTGATGATGCGCGATCTCGGATGGAGCTACGGCGGGGATGCGAGCGGGCCGAGTCCGGGCGCCTACGCGGCGATCGAGGCGGTGCGCGCCGCGCTCACCGGGTTTCGGGTTCCCGGATGCCGCAAGATGTTCCCAAAGAGCGAGAAGTTCGTCGAGCGAGACCGCCAGGGCGGGGTGTGGATTTATGCAATCACGTTTGCGCTCTCGACCCTGGCGCTGGAAGCATCGGGGCAAGAAGGATTCCCACTCTTTATCCGGGGAATCGCGATGGAAGAGGGCGGCGTGACTTCGATCACGGTCGGCGCCGCGTCATACACGTTCGATGCAACCGGAAAGATTCAGCTTCCCAATGGAAACGTGTTCGCCGTGCAGGTGACCGGCCCGGGCGGAGCGCCGCTGGCCGAGGGAACCGACTTCGCAGTCGATGCGGTGAACGGGATTATCACGGCGCTGACCGGCGGCGCAACGGGGCCGGGCGAGACCGTCGGGATCGCGTACAGCTACGCCGATCAGGTGATCGCGTCCGCGGGGCAAAGCGCGCCGACCAATTGAGCGGCTCGCGCGCGAACGCCGAAGTCAAAACGCGGGGGCGCCCCTTGGCTGCTCCCGCCACGAGGTGAGTACAGATGCCTGCATCCTTCCTGCACGGAGTTGAAGTGATCGAAGTGCCAGTCGGCCCGGCCCCGGTCACGGTGGTTAAGTCCGCGGTGATTGGCCTGGTTGGCACAGCGCCGGCGTGGGCGGTTCAATCGCCGGCCGCCGCGCCGGCGGTCAACTCTCCGACGCTCGTCAGTTCCGCGATCGATGCGGCCAACTTCGGCCCGCTGGTTCAGGGATACACGATCCCTTACGCGCTGGCCGCCATACAGAAGCAGGGCGCGGGCCAGGCGATAGTAGTCAATGTGTTCGATCCGACCCGGCACTTCACCGCGGTAACGAGCCAGGCGATGAGCTTCCCGGCCTCGGGTGCTCAAGTGCTCAACCTCGGACACATGGGCGTGTCGAATGTCGTGGTCAAGAACTCAGCCGGAACGACTACCTACTCATCCAGCACTGACTATACGCTCGACCCGTTGAACGGAGTGATTACTGCGAGGCAGGGCGGCGCGCTGGCGACCGGCGCTGCGGTTTCAATCTCATTCAATTACGCAGATCCGACCAAAGTGCAGGACGCCGACATTATCGGGGCTGTCACGAGCGGCGTATATACGGGCCTGCAGGCGCTCCAGATCACTTACGGCACGATGGGCTTCTTCCCGAAGATTCTGATCGCCCCCGGATACTCACAGAATGCCGACGTGGCGGGCGCGGTGACCACGATGGCGAATACGCTGCGCGCCATCGCGCTCATCGACTCGCCGCCCGGGACGCCGGTTGCAACCGCGATCGCCAACCGCTCGGCCGCCAACAACGCATTCGACACGTCGAGCAACCGTGCGATCCTCTGCTATCCGCAGGAGACGTTTTACGATTCGGGATTGGTACCCACGGGCGTTACGCTGAGTGCGTCGGGGATTCCGCTCACCGCGGCATTCAACGCCAACTCGGTCGGGCCGTACTCGCAATGGGTCGCGGGTGCGATGGCGGCCAAGGACCTCGCGCAGGGCTACTGGTGGTCTCCGTCGAATACCCAGGTGAATGGCATCCTCGGACCGGATGTCGCAATCTACGCGTCGATCCTGGATCCCGTCTCGGACCTCAACAACCTCAACGCGCAGGGGATCCTGACGGTCTTCAATGCGTTCGGGACGGGGCTTCGCGTGTGGGGCAACCGGTCGGCCGAGTATCCGTCGAGCACCGCCCCGGACAATTTCATCAGCGTGCGCCGCACCATGGATGTAATCGAAGAGTCGGTCGAACTCGCGATGCTCCAGTTCATCGATCAGCCGATCTCCAACGCACTGATCACGGCGATACTGGCGAGCGCGAATGCCTTCATCCGGACGCTGATCCAGCGGGGGGCATTGGTCGCCGGCGCGGCCAGCTACAACCCGGCCGAGAACCCGCCAAACCAGGTCGCGGCCGGCCAGTTGGTATTCGATATCGACGTGATGCCGCCGCCTCCCGCGGAACGGATCACCTTCCAGACCTTCATCGATACGACCCTGCTCCAGCAACTGGGCCAGACCAGTGCAATCCCGGCCGCAGCCAGCGCCACTGACTGAACTGAGAGGTCAAGATGAATATTCAAATCAACTCGCTGACTAACGCCAATATATATATCGACGGGGTCGGACTGCTCGGCCGCGCCGAGGAAATCGACATACCGCAGCCGCGCCATCGCATGATCGACTACAAGGGTCTCGGGATGGCGGGCACCGCGGAGCTGTGGGCCGGGGTCGAGAAGCTCGAGTCGCGAATCAAATGGGCGTCGTTCGATTCCGAGACGCTCACCCTGGCAGCGAGCCCCTTCCAGAGCCATTACTTCCAGGTGCGGGGCAGTCTCGAACAGTACACGAGCCAGGGGCGCAGCGCGGAGCTGCCAGTCATCTACCTGATGACCGGGGTGTTCAAGGACGCGGGGAGCCCGGCGTTCAAGCAGCATCAGATGGTCGAGACCACCTCCAGCGTGAGCGTTTATCACGCCGAGCTTTATGTGGCCGGCGTTCAAATCTACCTCTACGACGTCTTTGCGAACGTGTACGTGGTGGGCGGCGTCGATCAACTCGCGAAATTCCGCACCGACCTCGGCGGGTGATGCGATCGGGCCGAGTGCCGATTTGGGGCTTTGCCCATGAACGTAGCAGGGGCGGGGAAGCATAATTCCGGGCTGCCGGAGTCAAGTGAGTAGGAGAACTGCAATGGCCGAGGATCTGACCGTGAATGGAGTGAAGATCGGTGGCGCCGATGCGGGGGCGGAATCCAGAACGATCGAGCTTCCGTCCGGTGCGGCGGCCGCGGTGCGCAAGGGCTATGGGCGGGACCTGATGCGGGCGCAGCGGGCGGCGGCGGGCGGAGATCCGACCGCGGTGGTGTTCGCGCTGATCGCGGAGCTGGCGGAAATCGACGGGCGCCGAATCGCGTACGAGGACGTGCTCGCGATGGAGCTGGGTGACGTTCTTGCCCTCCAGGCCGAGGTAATCGGCGAAAATTTTCAGGGCCCTCCGCTGCAAACTTCGCAGGCCTCGTCCGGTTCGGATTCTCGGTTCACGAGCTAGAGGCGATGGAGTTTGCGGAAATGGACTATTGGATCGGCGCGGTCGCTGAGTACCTCCGCACGCTCGGCGAATCCCGCGGAGGGAACGGCAGATGAGCGCGCGCCTGTTTGTGGGCAACCTCAGCTTCTCGCTGGACGATACCGCGTTGCGTGACGCGTTCGCACAGATCGGAACCGTGGAGCGTGCCGAAGTCGTCCGCGACCGCTTTGACGGCCGCTCGCGCGGATTCGGATTCATCGAGATGGCGCGCGAGGAAGACGCCGCCGCGGCAATTCGCGAGCTCAACGGCAAGGAACTGGGCGGCCGTCCGATGCGCGTTGAAGCGGCCACGTCGGCCCGGCGCGCGCGCGAACGCAGCTCCGCGGTGGCGGGCCGTGAGTGATCGGAGTTCGCCGAAACGGGCCCGCCGCTCTTAACGAGCGCGGCCACAGGAGATTTCACGGGAGCGTTCGGAAATGTTTGCTGAGCTGGGAGAAATAAAGTTTCAAGTTGTCGGCTCGCCAGAGCATCTCGAGGCGGAGCGCCGTTATGATTACGCAGAGCACGACGTAATCGAGGCGCCGCCGCGGCTCCAGTGGCTCTCCAACGGCCTTGAACGGCTGGTGCTCGATCTCATTTTCCACGCATCATTTTCCAACCCCACATCCGGGCTCGCCGCGCTTCGCGCCGCAGCCAATGCGCATCAGGCGCTGCCCCTGGTCATGGGCGATGGCACCTTGTGGGGGTATTTCGTGATCGAGTCGATCGCGACGCGGTCAACGCAACTCGGCGCGAACGGGACGGCGATCGCGGTCGGGGCAAGGCTCGAGCTCAAGGAGTTCGCGCCCGGCGCGGAGCTGGATCCGAGCGCGCCGCCGCTTGCGCCCTTCACCCCGCTCGCGCTGGTGAACGGCGCCGCGGCGAGCGGCTCGGCCGCGACCGGGGCTTCCTCGTCCACGCCTCTCGCGCCGCTTTCGCCCCAGGGAGTGACGGCGATTCTCAGCAATGCGCCGCCGGCCGGTGCGATAACTCCGAACCTTCTGCCTGACGACGTACCGATTTCCGTAATCACTCGGAGCGCGGCCCGGTGATGGCCTCGGCGCAATTCATAGTTCATGTGACAGCCGCGGGCGAGCGATGGGACCTGCTCGCGTGGCGATACTATGGCGATGCGGCCAAATACAGCCCAATCATCATGGCCAATCCGGATGTGCCGATTGAGCCCGTATTCGAGTCGGGGCTGGTGATTCTCATTCGGGTCCTCAGCGTCAGCGCGGTAGCCAGTACCGGACTGCCGCCGTGGAAGACCGCATCGAGGTCGCCGGTCTCCGCGGCGCAGGCGCAAGGCTTATGAGTGCTCTCGCGGCGTTTCCCGTCCCTTCGCCCCAGTGGGTACTTACCTACGCGGGCGTGAATATATCCGGCGACGTATCGCAGATGGTGCTGTCGATTAGTTATTGCGATCGGCTGGCGAGTGCGTCGGGCGAGGTCGAGATCGAGTTCGAGGACCGCGAGAAACTCTGGCAGGGGGTGTGGTATCCGGCGCTCGGCGACCAGCTCAACCTTCTCATTGGATATCACGGCGGGGAGTTGCTGCCTTGCGGGGATTTCCAGGTGGATGATCTCGTGCTGAGCGGCCCGCCCGATGTGTTTCGGCTGGGATGCCTGGCCGTTTACATCACGCCGCCGATGCGCACCGAAAACAGCGTCGGCTATGAGAATCAGAGCCTGCTCGAGATAGCCGAATCAATCGCGGCGAAGTACGGACTGGTTCTTTTTGCGGCGCCTGAAGTGGAGTCGCTCGTCTTCGAACGAATCACGCAGCGCCGCGAAACCGACCTCTCATTTCTAAAACGCCTCGCCAATGAACATGGCTACGACTTCACGGTGCGCGGCAGCACGATGGTCTTCTATGCGGTGTCGGCGCTGGAATCGGCGCCGCCGGTCGCCACGATTTCACGAACCGGCACCGAACGATTCCTCTTCCGCAACCGCACGCGCCGCATATTCGCCGCATCGCAGGTGACCTACTTCGACCCCGATGGCAAGCAACTTCTCCTGGCTCAAGTTGAGTCCGAAGCCGCGATGCCGACCGGGGATACGCGGAAGGTCGTGACGCGGTGCGAGAACGGTCAGGAGGCGATGCTGAAGGCGCAAGCCGCGCTGCATTTTGACAACCGGCTATTCACGACCGTGCAGCTGGTCACTCCTGGCGCGGCGGGGCTGGTTGCGGGGGTTAATGTGCTGCTCAGCGGATGGGGACATTTCGACGGAATATACCTCGTGGAGATGGCGCGGCATCACCTGTCGCGAGCGCACGGTTACACGACCGAAATCGACGCGCGGCGGGTGTCATGACAGTCCGACAATTACCTAATCGGAGGCAACCCTTGGATAGTCAGAACATCGGCGTAGGGCAGCGCCGGATAATCGAAGCGGCCTCTAATCGGCTGGGTACCAAGAGCATCCGAACGCATCATCGAGTCGTCTGCCGCAACCGCGAGCGGCGCATCGTCTGGGTCGAGGAGGTGGAAAACCTCGTTACGACCGCAGGCGTGAACAAGCTGCTGGACGCCACATTCAAGACCGGCCTCGCCTCGCCGGCATGGTACGTCGGCCTCATCAAGGGCTCATCCGCGCCCACCTTTGCGATAACCGACACGATCGCGTCGCACTCCGGGTGGACCGAAATTGCGGGCACCGATGTCAGCCAGACCAATCGCCAGGCATGGACCGCGGGGACGATTTCCGGTGGATACGTCGACAACAGCGCATCGCAGGCCACCTACAACATGCTCACGTCGGTCACGCTTCAGGGGTTGTTCATGGCCGATAACAACACGATCGGCGGAACCACGGGTACGCTGTACGGCGAGGCCGCCTTCTCCACATCGCAGGCGGTCCAGAACGGCTATACCGTGAGCGTGACCTCCGCGCTCACGATCACGGCGGGCTGACATGAGCGCAGGGTTGCTGGTTTTGGTGTCGCTCTGCGCGGCTGCGCTCTGCGCGGCGATGCTCGCCCGAGTGGCGTGCGATCTCGCGACGCGCCGGCCGGAACGGCTTGGCTTGCGCCGCCCGCGAATCGGCGCGCGAATCAGCGCGGCCGCGCCGCCCCGAAAAAAGCATAGTGCGTCATGAAAGCCGGCCACAGCAGGCTCAGCGAACCCGCGCGAACCTCAACGGACGGACCGCTGGGGCGCAACATGCATCGGGTTTTCTGTGCGAGCTGCGGGCGCGACGGCGGCCTCGTAACGCGGGAGGTGACGCACGTACTCTATGTCTGCCGGCGCTGCATTACTCAGTACGGCACGCCTCCGCTGGCCGCGATTCCCGAAGAACATATGAGGAGGTAGCTAATGCCGTTCTTTTATGCAGTGAATCGCCAGGCCGCGACCAATAGTACTGCGGCGACCGAATCAACGCATCTGAGGTTTCTGACCGTTTCGAACCAGCCGCAATGCAACATCTTCTCGATTATGGGTGCTGCGCGCATGACCTCGGCAGGCGGCGTGATCCTGCGCGTGAAGCAGTGGACGACGTCGGCCAGCACGGGCGGAACAAGCGCGACGCCGGTCAAGCGCAATCCAAACAACCCGTCCGCCTCGACGACCGTTTTCACCGACGCATCTTCGATTACCGCGGGCAGCGGCGGCCCCAGTTATCCAATTTCGATCGGGTTGCCTGCGACGGGCGGGATGGGTGGTTGGGTCGCGATCGACCCCGACGATGCGATCACGTTGCTGGCCAACGGCGGCGCGACCGGAAATGCGGACTTGCTCTCCATCTCGGGGCTTGTGTCGGTGAATTTGGACGCGACGGTGTTGTTCTCCGAGGATTGAGCGAAGGGGGAAGCTGAATGGCGAATACCTACTCTCTGAGCACTCCCAGCACGGTTACGACGAGCAGCGCGCCAGCCGCGGAGTTTCGCGCGGGCAGCAGCAACCGCGCGGTCATTCTGGAAGTGGGCATCTTTCTCGGGGCCGCAACTGCGAGCACGTACGGCGTCGGCCGTCCCGCGGCGATTGGGGTGACCCCTACGTCGCCGGTCTTGGGATTGGCCGAGGATCCTGCGGATGCCGCTGCGACTGCGGAGACTGCGGTTGCATGGGGCACGGCGCCAACCGCGCCCGCACATTTTTTCCGGCACATCGCGCTGCCGGCGACGGTTGGCGCGGGGGTAATCTGGACCTGGTCGGAGGGACAGGAGCTGATTGTGCCGGCCGCGGGTTCGATTGTCCTGTGGAATGTCGCGACGAATAGCGCGTCGGTTTATTGGTACATCAAGTGGCGTGAGTAAGCGGTAGGGCGCAATGGCATCGCGTCTTTCAAAGCGGGTCTCCCAGTCGGCGACGACCGGTAATCAGACTCAATACTCGGTTAGTCCGCTGCGGCCGGCGGCCCCAAGCCCTCGCATCGTGGGGCTGCCACTGGGCGGCGCCCCTCCGTTGATCGCGTTGCGCGGCGTCGGCGCGCTGGCTAGCTGGACCAATACCACGACCACCTCCGCGACCGGGAACCTGCCGGGCGGGCTACAGACCGGTGACGTGATAATCGCGTTTCTGGCAGTTGATCTTGCCCCGGGCACCATCACGATCCCCGCGGGCTGGACGTTGATCGGGTCCACCGGGTTAACCACCAACTCCGGCGGTTCGAACACTGAGCAATTCGCTTACTATTACGTCTGCGGTTCGACCTCGCCGTCGACGACCTGGAGTTGGGCGAACAACACGCCTTACGGCTGGCTGCAGCTCATTGCGTACAGCGGCGTGAGCAACGGCTCTCCGGTGGATCAGTATGGAACCACGACGGGCGGGAGCAGTTCCTATGTTTCCTCGCTCGCCGCTGCCAGTCTGACGCCGAGCCAGGGCGGGGATCAACTGTTGATTTCCTGGTCTTACAACAATGGTTCGGGCTCGGCGAGCGGCGCGAGCGTCAGCGGGGCGCCTGCGGTTACGAACGAGTGGTCTGACATCAATATCGGGGGCGCCCAGGCGGTCTCATACGGGAGCGATCTGAATATAAGCGGGACCGGAGCGACGACTGCCTATAGCCTTGCGATCAGCGGCGGCGGGAGCGGCTGCATGTCGTCGATCGCGCTGCTGCTGGCGCCCGCGCTATTTCTGGATTCCTGGCAGCCTAATCCTCTGGCGGGACCGCTACGTACTGGGTATCGCCATTCGCGCGAGCGCGCGAGCCGCGCGGCGGTGCGCTTCTACATGCGCAACTGGATTGGTGATTACGGCTTCGCCGCGCTTTCCTCTGCGGTGGGACCACCGCCTGGCGATGCGGTATCCGCGACTTCCAAGGTGACGCTCGCGCAATCGGTAAGCTCGCAAGTCAAAGCGCTCGCCGCGTCCGCCACCTCGGCGGTAAAGCTCGCGCTCTCGCGCGCGATTGTTACTTCAGCGCAGGCGATCGCCGGGTCGGCCGCGGTAAGGCTTGCGACCTCGGGGGCGACGGCGATTTCGTCGCGAGCCGTGTCGGCGATGCGCTCGGTGAAGCTCGGAGCAAGCCGAACGATTGCGCTCGCGGCGCCGGCCGCCAGCGCAACCACTGCGGCGGTCAGTTTGGGGACATCGAGGGCAATTGCAGTGGCGTCGGTCGCGGCGTCCGCGGGCGCAACACTGAGGCTCGCGCTCTCGCGCACCATTGCAACCTCGATGCAGGCGATCGCGGGGTCGAGCGTGGTAAGGCTCGCAGCTCTCGCGGCGATACCCGTTTCGTCGCTGGCCGCGTCGGCAGCGCGCTCGGCGAAGCTCGCGCTCAGCGGCGCGATTGCTCTTGCGAGGCCGGCCGTTACGGCGCCCGCTGCGGCGGTTGGAGTCGCGGCATCAAGGGCAATCGCGGTGGCATCGCTTGCCGTGGCGTCGGCCACTGTGGCGTTGAAAATCACCGCGAGCAAACTGATCGCGGTGGCCGCCCGTCCGGTCGCATCGGCGAGTTCTGCCGTGGGAATTATCGAATCTCGGGTGATCGCGCTTGGCGGCCACGCGGTCTCCGCAAGTTTCAGCGCTTTCTTTTTCGCCGCTGCGGGGCTTCGGACAGCGGCCCAGGCCCTCGCGGCGCGCGCGGCCACGGCGATTGCGATTTCCGCGGCGATTCAAGTTGCGGCGATTACAAACACGATCGTCTCGGTCGTCACATCTCTGACCAAGCGGCTGCGAATGCTCCTTGGATTAGTGCGGCCCGTGGTTGCCGCGCAGCTTGGGAAGGCCAGGTCACCGGTTGTCGTCACGCTCGACCGCGTCACGCCGACGATCCTGGCGAATCTCGCAGCGCCAAGGGCAACCGTCCTGTGCATTCTCGGCCAAGCCGAGGTGGTGAGCTGAACGATGAATCCGGTGCAGATTCGGGCGGGCAAGGCGGTGTATCTTCCGTGGCGGCTTACGACCGGACAGCCGGCGGCGGCCTTCGATCCGCCAAGCGCACCGCTGATATCGATTCGGGACCCCAACGGAATCACGCAGGTCAACTCTCAACCGACGATCCAGGCGGAGAGTGGACTCTATTACTATGTCTATGTGACGCCATCGGCCGGTCCAGCCGGAGACTGGGTCGCATGGCTTGACGTGATTGACCAGAACGACGTCCCCAGCGGCAGTCTCAGGCTCGTGGCATTCGAGCTGGTACCATGAACGCGGTATCTCCATTCAGAGTCGGGTTGGTACAGGAGCAGGATACTGCCGGCGCGCGAGTGCGAGTGATATTCCCCGACTATGATCGGATGCAAAGCTACTGGCTGCCGGTGGTGTCGCCGAAGACGCAGAATGACAAGGCGTACTGGATACCGGACGTGGGCGAACAGGTCGTCTGCCTGATGGATCTTCGTGACGAGGCGGGCGCGGTGCTCGGAGCTATCTATTCCGCTGCAGACACTCCGCCGGTGGACAGTGCCGACAAGTGGCACCTCGGATTCAAGGACAACACCGCGTTCGAGTACGACCGCGGATCACACGTGCTCAACTTGAGCTTTCAGGACGGCACGGATGTGACGTACGACTCCGGCGCGCACGTGCTCACGCTCAACTTCAATGACGGCACTGCCATAAAGTACGACGGCGGGCTGCACGTGTTTTCGTTCGCGGGCGCGAGCGCGATGAGTGCGACGGTGGCCGCGCCCGCCGGGATCACTCTTTCGTCGGGGAGCTCCGAGGTCACAATCACGCCGAGCGGCGTGGCGATCTCGCCGCCGCTGCCGACTTCTTCCACGGTTGCGCAGACGTGAGGCGAATCGCGATGCGATTAGGCATTGAACGGATCGCCGAGCCGGAGAACTAGACAGTGAGCACGGATGCGGTAACGCTTTCGGATATCACTTCGGCAGACTGGTCCCTGAAGCTGGGCGCGATCGGGCAGGTCGTGCAGGGGATTGCCGATGTGGACCAGTGCATCGCGATCATTCTGACCACTCCGAAGGGCAGCGATCCGCTGCGTCCCACTTTCGCTTCCGACATCTGGCGTTACATCGACCACCCGATCGACGAGGCATTGCCCGCGATCGTCCGCGAACTAACCTCAGCGATTACGCTGTGGGAGCCGCGCGTGACGGCGCTCGCGATCAATGTGGCCCCGGTGCTCGACGGGTCGGCGCAAAGCGGGGCGCACCTGAGCGTCACCGTAACCTGGCAGCTCAAGCTCGGCGGCGCGCCTTCGCCGCCACAAAACACGACCGTGACGATTCCGGCGATGGCGAGCTAGTGCGGCGCAATCCACAAGGTCTTGGCAGTCCTCGCCGCCACGCCAACTCGACGATGAAAGGATGATCTGATGGCCGCAGGAATTCCCTCACTTCCGCCGCCGGTCTTCGTGAACGATGCCGACGGCCTCGATCCGAATCTCATCCTGGCAGATATGATCGCGGCCTTTGAGGCGGCGGCGGGACGCACGCTGCAGCCGGCGCAGGTCGAGCGCCTGCTGATTAATTTGTATGCATACCGCGAGTCGCTGGTTCGCAACGCGATCCAGTATGCGGCTCAGCAGAATCTGCTCGCGTTCGCGAGCTTTCCGATGCTCGATTACCTGGGCCAGTTGCTGGGCGTGACGCGGCTGGCGGCGCAGCCGGCAGTCACGACGCTCGAGTTCACTCTGGGAGCGGCGCTGACGGTGCCGGTGACGATCGCCGGCGGAACGCTGGTGGGGACCAATGACGGCCGGTTTTCGTTCGCAACCAACAGCACGCTGGTGATTCCGGCGGGCGCGACAACGGGGACGGTCACTGCGACCGCGGTCCAGGCCGGGGCGGGCGCGAACGGCTACCTTCCTGGCCAAGTCGATGTACAGTTGAATCCGAACGCGCTCATCGCGAACGTCGCTAACACCACGACCAGCACGGGTGGCAGCGCGCCTGAGACCGACGATCATTTGCGCGCCCGGATCCAAGCCGCGCCCAACGAGTTCAGCGTTGCGGGTCCGTCTGGCGCCTATCGGTTCTTCGCGCTTGGAGTCGATCCCTCGATTACCGACGCGCTCGTGCTCAGTCCCGCGCCCGGCCAGGTCAATGTCTATGTGCTCACCGGACCGATCATCGTGCAGCCGGCCGCCGCGCCCAACAACGCGGGAATCGCGGGCGGCGCGCTGCTTTCCAAGGTTGCCGGCGTGCTCAGCGCGGACAAGGTTCGGCCGCTCACCGACACCGTGACGGTCCTGGCGGTTTCCGAAATCGATTATCAAATCGCCGGTAGCATTACTCTCTACTCGGATGCGGATCCGACTTCGACGATGGCTGCGGCCAACCAGGCGGCGGCGCAATTTGCGGTTGCGCTCGCATCCAAGATTCAGCGGGACATTGTGCCGAGCCAGATAGTCGCGGCGTTGTCGGTCCCCGGGGTGTACGAGGTGAGCCTGACCTCACCGGCCTATACGCAGCTTGCCGCCGGCCAGTGGGCGAACTGCACGGCTATTACTCTGTCCGTCGTCCAGGGGACGGAGCATTCCTGATCTCATGGCGCGCACTATTGAATCGGTCAGCGCAAACGGAATCCACGCGGGCGCTCGGGCCGCGGCGGATGGCCATTGCGAACTCCCGTCCCGCGTCGCGCTATGGGGACGCAAAGCGCGCGCCGCAGACCTCGTGAGGACGCTCCGTGGCTGAACTGACTCCCGCGCCATCGATCAACGACGCGCGCACGCAAGCGCTGCTGGTGCTGATTGGGCGGCTTGGAGCGCTCGATCTCTCGACGCTTCTGATTTACCGGATCGAATCGGTAATCGACGGCGCGCTGCCGTTTCTGGCGTGGCAGTTCGACGTTCTGTCGCCGCTGTGGCAGCTCGTTGCACCGGTTGCCGAAAGCATCGATGCGCTCACCAACATCGACTCGCTCACGGACATCGACACTCTGTCGGGTCCCGGTGGCGAGGTCCCCGGGTCCGCGACCAGCGCCGCGGCGCAGCGCGCGCTGCTCGAGATGGCCATCCCGCTCCATCGCTACCGGGGCACCCCATGGGCGATTAGACAGGCGCTGACGTCGCTCGGATGGACGAGTGTGACGATACTGGAGGGCGAGGCGCTTTGGGGCGGTACGGCCTGGCCGGCGGGGGAGGGATGGGCGGTGTTCAGGTTGCTGATCAATCTAGCCGCGAATCAGCCGGTCACGCCGGGCGCGGTGCAAGAGATCGTCGCGGCGGCGAATTTCTTCAAGCCGGCGCGCGCGTGGCTCGACTCGGTATGGTTTGTAGTTGCGCCGAATCTGGATTACGCCCCGGTTCCCCGCGATGTGGTCACGCTCGGCGGTATCGCGAAATACCAACTCGATGCGGCTCCTGGACCGTTGGACGCCGGGCTCAGACTTGCTATTAGCGAGGCCGCGCTGGCCGATGGTTATGGTCCGATCGCTCCGCTTTACAACGCTCATTACGCACACAGTGGAATTACCCACGGCGCGGGCGAGCCGGTGGTCGCCGATCGGGCTCTGGTTCTCAATGGCGTCGCGCAGCTTCATGGAGGTTAAGATGAAAAGGCCTGCTGGCACTGTGGCCGTCCGAGTTTTCGAGCGCGGGCGGCTGGTCTTCGCGTTCGAGGGGAAAAACCTTTTCGTAAACGCGGGATTGCCTGCGCTTGCTGCGCTGCTCGGCGGCGACACCACGGGCGAGTTCTGTTCCGCAGTCGGCTTCGGGTCCGGCTCCGCCGCGCCGACGGTGAATGATACGTCGCTCACCGCCCCGGCCTACTTCAAGGCGATCGACTCGCACGCCGAGGATGGAAACGGAAGCGTGACTCTGAACTGGAGCCTTACCACCGCAGACACTGGCGCGCAGGGGATCACGATCCAGGAGCTCGCGCTGTTCGCCAATCATGGCAGCGTGGGGCTTCCCGGCACGACCGCTCCAGCGCCGATGCTCGCGCGCAAGACGATCAGCCCGATCACGTTCAGCTCAAACATGAGCCTCACAGGAACCTGGACGCTCACGTTCTGATGATGAATTTGCCGGTGGCGCTCGGTTGTGATTCCGGCGCGAGATCGGCGCGCGGCGCCGGCCGCCGAGGAACGCAGGCTTCGAAGAGGTGACCAATGGCTACGCTGGTCGACGCTCCAGAATTCACCGCTAATGAGATTTACGAGATCCAGGCGACCGATCCGGTCGAAGGCGCCGCGTCCGGCGCAAGCTTCGGCGGCGTCGGAATCTCGAACCAGCCGCATCAGCAGCTTGCCAATCGCAGCGCGTTTCTCAAGGGCCGGCAGGATACTAACATCGCGAATATCGCGGCGCTGCAGGCGTTCACGGTCCTTTTCAGCGGAGCGCGGGGCCCGAATGGCTACCTCAAGATACCCTATGACGATGTGAATGCGGGCGCGAATCAGGTATTGATGGTTCAGTGGGGAACGCTCTCGATTCCGGGGACGATAATCACTGGCGATACGAGGTATTCCATCACGTTTCCCACCGCCTTCCCGAACCTCTGTTACGGAGTGATCTCGGCGAATCTCTACAAGAAAACCGCGGGAGCCAACACGGTCGCATCGCCGGTAAGCGGCTCGATAAATACCTCAGGATTCACCGTCGTGTTCGATGTGTCCGACGGAATCGCCGAGGCGGCCGGCGGCAGTGTACACGAAACGACCGATGGCGCGTTCTGGATCGCAATCGGATATTGAAATGAAAAAACTACTCGCGCTTGCCTGCCTAATCTGCCTCCTGTGCTGTCCCTCGCGGCCCGGCCGCGCGCAGAACCTTCCTCCGCCCGGCGCCTATCAGCCGATCCCCAATTATACGGGCACGGGCGCCGGGATGTTATTTCGCCAGGCAATCAACGATCGGTTCTCCGGCGCACAACCGATTTCGCCTGTAATCGCCGGGCTGACTTTCGCTAACCTTCCTGCCGAGACAGACGGCTCGATCTTTTACTGCACGAATTGTCAGAAGACGAGTGTGTGCGCCGCAGGCGGCTCAGGTGCATGGGCATTGGGACAGAATGGGCAATGGACGTGCGCTGCGGGTGGCGCAGTGACGAGCGCTTACGTGGGCCCGCTGTCGCTGAGCGGAAATCAGGCCAACGGAAGCGACCAGATTAGTCACGTCAATCTCAACGGAGTAATCAATCCGCAGGATTACGGCGCACTCTGCACCAACGAGACGGTTAGCTGCACCGCCACCGCAAGCTCTGCGAACCTCACTTGCGGCGGCATCGGGAGCACGCAGTTCGCGGTCGGTCAGCACATAAAGATCGATCATGCCGGTGCGAACAATGCGCTTTCGGCGCCGACGCTCGGGACGTCCAAAGTCTATAGCTATTACTTTAACCCTCGTCCGATCCCAACGCTTCACACCAGCGGCGGGGATTACCAAGGTTGCCAGACGGACTCGACCGCGAGCCTCTACCAGAACAGCGGATGCAGCGCGAGCAGAACGTACGAAGTCCAGGATGTGGCTTTCAACGGAAGCTGGAGCGCGCCGAGTTCGGCAGCGACGGTCACGGGCAGCGCCACCAAGCTTTCACCGGACAATTACATCCGGGTGCCTTGGACGAACGATCCGAACGCGGTCGGACAGGTAATCTGCGGTTGTACCGGCGCATCCTGTACGCCGAACCAGATTTGGGCGGTCCTCCCGGTTCTGCCTGTCGGCGAGACCGCCGCGCACTCGCAATACTGGGATGACCAAGGTAATCATTTCGGCCGGGATGCCGATTTCGGAACTACCTGTCCGGGCGTTGCCAAACCTGCCGATCTGCTCACCACGATAACGGCGATCAACCCGACGACAGGCGTTGTGACGGTCGCGATCGCTCCTTCCCAAAGCGGAACGGTTACGATGAGGCATGATAATGAGCCATCGCTCGCTGCGGCACTGCTGGCCGCGCAGCCGGTGAGCGGCGCCGGTGCGAATCAGGCGGCGAGAATCGATCTGCCCTATTGCTCCGTCTGCTACCCGCTCGGACAGCCGCTTTCGTTTTACGGGACCGGCCGCGAGACACTGGTAGGCTCATCGAATGCTCAGTTCGGTTCAGCGGGGACTTGCTTTGAATGGGATGGTCCGACTGCGGGAATTGTGTTCAATCTGAACAACGCGGGCAGTATGGACCTTGAGAACCTGGCCTTTCCCGGAGGTGCCGTCGACCCCGGAAGTACGCCCGGCCTTGCAATTTCCTTCGACAACTACAGCGGAACGGGTCCCGGCGGAAATCCTGCGGGACGTTCGAGCGGCTACACCGGCGCCGGGCATTTCAGGAATATCTCTATTGGCTATTCGGGAATTGGCTTTACGATTGATAGCAACGGCTCCATCGGGAACGTGGAAAACTCCAGTTGGGACAACGTTGATTGCGTAAGCGGCGGATGGGCGTGTTTCTATGGAGCGTCAGCCCAGACAAATCGCGAGCGGATCACCGGCGGCAACATTAATGCGACATGGGATTATGGCTTCGCCGGCATCTTCGGCGGCGTAGCCGTCAAGGATTTCGACGATGGCGCCATGACGGGAATTGCCGTTCAGGGAGCAAGCAGCGGCACCTTCACTTTCGATGGCGGGGATTTGAATGGCGCCTATGGATTTCTCAATCTGGGGAGCGTGATGAGACTGTCGGCCGTCAAGGCCGAACCGCAGGTTGGCCCGACGGGATATTTCGGCTACGTCGGCGGCCCGACCGAGATTCGAGACAGTAGTTGGAGTACGGGGAATATCGCAATCAACAGTTCATCCGGAGCAAGCGGTTGCTGGCTGGGTAGTGCATTCAATGTCATGCCGCCGCTCGCTAACAGCAATTCAGGAGGCTCATATCCTGCAATACGCGGAAGCCTGCCTTTTACCGATCTCAGTGGCGGGCAGCACTCTCCGAGTTTCGCTTCCATTTTCGATAGTGTGAACGTGTCCGGCACAGGTATAACTCCAATCGGAATCGTCTTCGGCAACGAAAGCGGAAAAAATGAGGCGCTGACTCTGATCAACGCCTTCCTCACTTCGGTTCCCGATGCTTCCGCCAGTGCGTCGAATCCCGCTGTCTCATCGTGCGGCACCACGCCGAGCATCAGCGGGAACAACGGAGCAATGGTAATCACGATCGGCAGTGGTACAGTCACTTCTTGTGCTCTTGCGTTCGCATCGCATCCTGCCTTCACCAACGCGCCGATCTGCACGTGCGTGGACGTGACCGCAGGACTGGCGCTCAAACAGTCCTCGCTTTCGACCAGCGGCGTCACGCTCGCAACCACCGCATCGAGCATGGGCGGCGATACCGTGAATTGCACCTGCACGGGACAGTGA